CTTATCAAGCTATATGGAATGAATATTATAGAGACCAAAATTTACAAGCACCATTAGATTATAAATTAACAGATGGGGATAACAATGTAGATGCAACAAGTAGAGCAAAATGGACAACATTACGTAATAGAGCATGGGAACATGATTATTTTACAGCTTCATTACCTTTTGCACAAAAAGGAGCAGCAGTAGATATACCTATTGGACAAATAGCTGGAGATACAAGAGTTACTTGGAATAATGATTTAGTTTCAAGTACAAGATCTGGTGTATACAATTCTGCAGGAACTTTTGTTGGAACAACAGAAATTGGAAGTACAGTACCAGAAAATTTATCTGCACCTATAGGAACTACTAGTGGACTAATAGCAAAAACATCAGAAACTGATGTAGAACCAGCAACAATAAACGATTTACGCCGAGCATTCAGATTACAAGAGTGGTTAGAAAAAAATGCACGCGGTGGTACACGATATATTGAGAATATCCTCATGCATTTCGGAGTAAAAAGCAGCGACAAAAGACTACAGCGCCCCGAATATATTACAGGAATAAAAACACCGGTAGTTATATCAGAAGTACTTAATACAACAGGAAACGAAGGACAACTACCACAGGGCAACATGGCCGGACACGCAGTAGCAGTAACAACAGGTAAATATGGTACATATTTCTGTGAAGAACATGGATACATTATCGGAATCATGTCAGTTATGCCAAAAACTGCTTACCAGCAAGGAATACCAAAAACATATCTCAAAAATGATCCGCTTGATTTCTTCTGGCCTTCATTTGCACATATTGGAGAGCAACCAGTAGTAAATGCAGAGTTATTTGCATATACAACAGGAGACCAAAACACATTTGGTTATGTACCCCGTTATGCGGAGTATAAGTTTATGCCAAACCGAGTTGCCGGAGATTTTAGAACAACACTTGATTATTGGCATTTAGGAAGGATATTTAACAACCTACCCTCTTTAAACCAAACATTTATTGAGTGTGCACCAGAAGACGTAGACCGCATATTTGCAGTATTAGACGAACCAGAAGGAACAGACAATTTGTATTGTCAAGTATTGCATAAGATTCGCGCGGTAAGACCTATGCCTAAGTTTGGAACACCAATGTTCTAGTTATGAGTACTAGATGTGTAACACCATTTTATAAAAAAATGGAGTTGGTCAAGGGAGTAGACACAGGATATATTCCCTTTCCATGCGGTAAATGTCCTCCATGTATTAGGAGACGTGTATCAGGTTGGGCATTTAGACTAAATAAACAAAGTGAGCAGAGCAATTCTGCTCACTTCGTTACACTTACTTACAATGATGAACATATTACAAAAACTAAAAGCGGATTGGATACGCTTGTTAAAGCGGACGTACAAAAGTTTTTTAAAAGGCTTAGAAAATTAACCAAAGAAAAGATATCATATTATGCAGTTGGCGAGTATGGTACAGACGGACAAAGACCACATTATCATATAATATTATTTAATGCAACCCCAAAAATTGTAGAAAATGCTTGGAGTATTGATAATAATGTACTTGGTAATATCCATTTTGGTGATGTTGGTGAAGCCAGTGTTGGATACACTCTTAAATATATTTCAAAAGAGAAGAAAATACCAATGTTTCAAGGTGATGACAGACAAAAGGAATTTGCATTAATGAGCAAAGGACTTGGAAAAGGTTATTTAACGGAACAAATGGTAAAATGGCACAAAAGGAATATAGAAAATAGAGTATATCTACCATTAAAAGACGGCAAGAAAGCCGCAATGCCAAGGTATTACAAAGACAAGTTATATGACAAAGGTCAAAAGTTTAGGATTGGCGTATTTATGCGTGCAACGGCTGAAGAGTTGGAAGAGGCTCTTGAAAATGAGCATGGAGATAATTTGGAGAGAGTCAAAGCTGAACAAGTTATTAACGATTTTCGTAGAATGTATAAAAAAGCTGAAAAGCGACAAAAACCATTTAAACAAAACAAATTAAAAGTTAAGTTATGAGTTACAAAGCAGTTAGCAGTTACAAAAAAACCTACAAAGGTCAAGTAAACAACGAAGAAAGTAAGACAGTACCCGACCAGTCAATGACATTAAGAGAATTATTAGTCAGGTATGCAAAAGGATTGCCACTGGAAGGTGCAAAAACCCCTATATGGGAAGGAGAAGAAGGATTTGATGTAGATCCTGAGAAATTAGATTTAGCAGAAAGAGAAGAATTAGCAGAAAAGGCAAGAGAAGAATTAAAGGCAATTAATGAAAGAGTAAAAGACGCAGTAGAAAAGAAAAAGGCTAAAAAGCGTAGCGTTATCACTGACATTAAGGAAGAAACACAAGAAAATGACAATTAAAACCCTAAAAACGGGTTTTATTGTTGTTAGCGGTAGCGCAACAATAAAAACCAAGACAAGCGATAGCGCGTCAGCAATAAGCACTAATACACCCTTGATATATTAGTGCTTATTGACACTAAGTGGAAAAAAGCGACAAAAAGAGATAAGGACAAGGAAGTATGACGCGGACGCAGAACGAAAAAAAGCAATTAACAATTAGTGTAAACACTTAAAAACAAAACAATGCCAGGAGAAGTAGCAGCAGCCGGTATAGGCGCATTAGGACAGATAGTAAATGCAGCATTTCAATCACAGATGAACAAAAGAATGTTGCAGTACAATTATCAGATGTATAAAACACAAAGAGCAGACGCATTATCAGATTGGGCAAGAGCAAACGAGTATAATAGTCCATTAGCGCAAATGCAAAGATTTAAGGACGCTGGTTTAAACCCCAATTTAATATAAGGGCAGACTAACACAGCACAGCCTGTAAGAAGTACAGATACAAAGACATGGAATCCACAAGCACCAGCATTTAATTTAGGTCAAATAGTAGACCAATATTTACAAACTAGGCAAGCTGGCGCTAGCATAGATGTAATGAAAGAACAGAAAAAGAAAATACAAGCAGATGTTGAGGGTCAATTAATTAGCAATATAAAGAACGCAAAAGGATTACCATTTATTGAAAGTCAAGCACAGGCTAAATTAGAAAACACATATGCAGATACACAGTTAAAGCAAGCAAGCGCAGGATTAGCAATTAGTAGAAATGCAAGAGAAGCAATTAGAAGCACAGATGACCACGAAATTGCAGTTAAAAAGGCATTGAATATAGAACAAGACACCTTATTAAAAAGTGGTCAAATTGCAAATAATAGACAACAGTTACAAAATTTGCAAGCAACTAATAAAATTTTAATAGAAGAAGGTAATTTAAAAAAGCTAGATAGATTATGGAAAGAGGCTGGATTAAACAAAAACAGTTCTAGATTAGAATGGATAGTAGCTCAATTTATTATGGACCCAAACAACGCTAATGAAAAGTTACAAAATTATATCAAAGCAATGGGAAAGTTGGCTACAACAGGCGCAAAACAGACAGGACAGACAGTAGTCGAAACAGCACAGTCAATTTGGGATTATATATGGAATGATTAAAAACCCCCTACCCGATAGGGTAGGGGATATACACACTGTGTGGAAAATAAAATTAGATTTATATTATAATTAACACATACATTGCATTGACACTTAATCTAATATAAATTATAGGAAAAATATTATGTTAAGTACGATTATAAACCTTTAAAAATCAAACAAATGGCTTACCGAAAAAGAAGTCGGCTTTATAGCCGCAAAAACCGTTCCAAGCGTGGAAGAAGTAAAAGATTGAAAAAATACTATGTATCACGAGGCGGGATAAGATTATAAACCAAATAAAACCAACCAAAAATGGCAAACAAAAACCTGTTTAATTCGGTAGAAGTATCAAAACCGAAAAAAAACGTGTTCGACTTGACCCACGATGTAAAAATGTCAAGTAAAATGGGACAATTAACGCCTACATGCGTTATCGAGTGCGTTCCCGGAGATATGTTTAACATAGGATGTGATTCATTAATAAGATTCGCACCTTTACTAGCACCTGTTATGCATAGAATGGATGTAAGTATGCATTATTTTTTTGTACCAAACCGTATTACATGGGAAAATTGGGAAAAATTTATTGTAGATGCAAACAGTCCAAATACATTACCTTTTATAGAGTATAAAAACGATGCCACAGCAGCCCAGAAAAAGTTTTTGGATTATTTAGGAGTGCCACCAAACAACAGTAGCCCTAATGTAACTGCAAATATTAATGCATTACCATTAGCAGCTTATCAAGCTATATATAACGAATATTATCGTGACCAAAACTTAGTAACAGAAGTTGATTATAAATTAACAGATGGAAATAACGCAGCAACAGCAAGTGAATTATTAACACTTCGCAAACGTGCATGGGAACACGATTATTTTACAAGTGCATTACCATTTGCACAAAAAGGCGCAGCAGTAGATATTCCATTAGGAGAAGTACAATTAAATCCAACTTGGACAGGAACACCCGGATTTATATCAGATACACCCATTGCAGATACACCGGTATATGGGACAATAGAAAATAATCCCGGAACAGGTATACAAGGAGTAGGCGGAACAGCAACAAATGCAGCATATGATCCCGCAGATTCATTAAGCGTAGGAGCAACAACAATTAACGATTTACGTAGGGCATTCAAATTACAGGAATGGCTAGAACGAAACGCAAGAGGTGGAACCCGTTATATAGAAAATATCTTAGCACATTTCGGAGTAAAATCAAGCGATGCACGTTTACAACGTCCCGAATACATTACAGGAGTAAAATCACCGGTAGTAGTATCAGA